AAAGAGAATGCAGATATACAAGCAATAGCAGATATGAAGGGAGAATCTGCATCCCTTAAGTCAAATCCTGCAGTACCATATACAAGTATTAATAACGCAACTACGATACCACAACTTGAAGCATTAATTTAAAATGTCTGCTAAAATTGATACCATTAGGGATCTTGATGATGATAAAACTTTTTCTGAGATAGCTGCAGAAGATAATGATTATAATAGATCTTATGAAGATCCTTTTTACCCATTTGGTTTAAATGATGAAGCAATAGACCAGATGGACAGATATCTTGATATCTTAAAAAGTGATGAAGGGCATTTTAGAAAAGAATTGATCAATCATCCTGGATCTCCAGGAGTTGCAAAAAAGGATAAATTTAGAGTATGTGATATTCATCCAGTAAGAGAAGGTAGCACTATCCACGACATTGGTAAATCTTTATTCAATGTTATTAATGATAGGAATTATCAATTTGATATCAATACTTATGAATTTCAAATACTTCGATATAATTTAGGGGGTAATTTTGAGTGGCATTGTGATTATGGAATTGCTCCAAATAAAAATGTTTGGAGAAAGTTAAGTATGAGTATACAACTTTCTGATCCAGAAGATTATGAAGGAGGAGAATTAATATTAGTTGATTATTTTAACAGGCATTGTCAAATAGACAATCAAAAAGGAGATTGTGTTATTTTTGATTCTAGATGTCCACACAAGGCTAGTCACATAACCAAAGGAACTAGATATGTTCTTGTTGGATGGGCAAGTGGACCAAAAATGAAATAATTAAAGGTCTGGATTTGAAGCTATTTTAGTTGTTTTATCTATTGTTGTTGATGATTCTTTGTAGAATAATTCATTTCTCATATCTAATAAGAATGTAGTTAGATATTCTGGTTTCATTGTTTTAATATTTCTTTTATTTTCATTATTTCTGGTTTCTGCTAACCAATTAGATATTCCTATGACAAGGGGTGTATCACTATCAATAGAAAGATTGATATTATGTGTATCTGGATCTGGAATTGTAAATGATCTATCTACAACTTTACCTGCAGGAAGAATTAGTCTTCCTTCTGCATCTCTAACTTCTCTTGTTTCATAGAATTGAGTTGCATTTAAGTCTCCACCATATTTTTCGTCACAATATTTCCACAACGCCCTATTTGACATAGGCCATTCATCTCTAACATTCATAATATTTGCTACTACTAATACTATCCAATCATATTCCAAATTTCCATACAATTCTTCTGCTACATCTTGTGGTGTTTCACCTTCTGAAATAGTATAAGAATTTAAGAAAGTTATATCTGCAAGAGCATCATCTAGCATTTTAACTCTTCTAAAAATATTTTTGGCAAGTACATAATTACTGTTAGTATTACTACTAGTAAGTGGATTTTTATATCCAAAATCAGGTAAGTGACTGAAATAGTGTTTAGACATTAGTATCCAACTCCTTTAGGTTTATCATCATAATCTTCTGCATATATTGGATTTAACTCCATAAAGGTTAGATCTAGTTTCATATGAACTGGAACTCCATTGTGGTATGTTGCATATGTACCACTAGCAGAATAGTTTACATTCATTTGCTGTAGAGCACATGTTTTAAAACTATTAAGAAATGGATGTGCTTGTTTACCTTTTTTATATGCAATTCTGAATACATCTGGTGAATTTAAGAATCCAATTTGTCCTTTTTTCATTTTAGGAGCACTTCTTATTTTAAATTCACGAATTATTTGTCTAACATATTCTGCTTCTGTTTCATCTCTAGGTGATATGTCAAAAGAAAAACTAAATGTTCTTAATTGAACACCACTGAATAGAAGCTCTACATTTTTATTAATTATTTTACCAGAACTTCTTGCTAAAACACCATCTATTGATGTGTTTGCACCTAAAGCATTTGCAGCAGTTACAACTGCAGCAGTTTTAAAATAATTTATTAATTGTCCTCCTCTTGCACCTGTAGCAGTACTACTAAGTTCACCTACTGTGTCTGCTGCAACTTTTCCTGCTTCTTTGAGATTTTTGCCTTCTATGACTTGACCTATTTTACTCATTCCCCATGCAGCAAAGTCATTTAATTCGTCTTCACCCCATTTGGTTCCATTAGAATCTTGAATATCTGTTGGTATTGGTAGTATGATAGTTTTTGTTGATTTTGTATTTGTATATGCATCGCTTAGTTGTTTTACAGAACCTTTATCTAATGTTCCACCAAACATACTAGGAACTTTCCAGTCACTTACAGTTTCCGTTTTTAATTTACTAATATCAGCAAGTGGACCTTGACCTTGAACAAGTTGAGATTTATTAGCCATAAACGATCCTGTCCCTCCAGAGGCTGCAGGTATATAATCTAACACATCAATTTGAAAGTAATCAGTAGATGAACTAATGATATCGTATGGATATCTCAGTACAGATCCAACACCTTTACTTGCTTTCTTTTTCTTCGTTGTTTTTTTGCTATCATTAAATAATGTCAATGTATCGAGTCTAGCCATTACACACTATCTTTTTATGTATTTAGCTTGAATTTTGCATATCCTAATGATCTGGCATGTTCTAGTTCAGCAACTGATAGTTCATGAAACTCTCCGATCACTTCATTCCATGTATAATTTCTCATTTTATTCCAATGATAACTGAATCCTCTAATACCCCACTGTTTTAATTCCATACATGCTATCAGAGGAAATTCATCATACTCAATCATAGGAGTTTTTGGTAGATATACAAAGGTATAAAAACCACCCTCTTCTGGTAGGATAACTTTAGTATCTTGTAGAGCATCTAAAACATCCAGCATTGTATCATCGGGTTCTTCAGTTCCGACAAAATTATCTACAATTGGTTGTAGTCTAGACACCTAGATTATCCTCCGTTAGTATTTTGAACTCCATCATTCTGTCTTTACAAAATTCTTTTGCTGCATCCCATTTTGCTTGGTTTTTAGCATACTCCATCACTTCTCTTACATACTTTCTATTTTTAGTTTTCTGAATCTTTGGTTCAGTGCATTGTCTTTTAGGTTTAATTTCAATAATATATTTCTTAGGTACTCCTGATTTATCTCTTACTTTAACATAAAAGTCGGGAAAATATCTATGCAATCCACCGTCAAGTGGTGATCTGTAGGGTATTATAACCTCTTCACTTCCCCACTCTATTACATTTTCATTCTTATCACAATAGGACATAAACACTCTTTCCCAGGAACTGCGATAAATAATGTTACGATAGTCCCCTCTATACTTTGTAATATTAGAAGGTCTGTATCTTCCTGAACGAGCCATATGTCGTAAAGATCCCTTTAGGTATTTATTGTGCCGTCCTATCCAAGAGTAAAATCAACTAAAAGTATAGTCAGGCAGTTTCAAAAAGTTGCTACGACTAATCACTATGAGGTGTTCTTTTCTGGTTTTGCATCATTGCAAAAACTGAGAGGACATATTAGTACTAAAGCTCCTCTTGTTAGTAATTATTTTATTAGTAGAGATCTTGGTCTATATTGCAATGCTGCAGAATTACCAGCAACTTCTTTTGCTACAGCACAAATTGAAGGTAATAGGATGGGTATAGTTGAGAAGATGGCTCACTCTAGGGTTTATACTGATAGCACTTTTACTTTTTATGTTGACTCTGATTATAGAGTTCTTCAATTCTTTGAGTTGTGGCAAGATTTTATTGCTTCTGGATCTGATGGACAAGTTTCAAAACATGAGAAGGCATATTATCATAGAATGCAATATCCTTCAGAATATAAAGTAGATACTATAAGAATACAGAAATTTGATAAAGATCATTTTAGAAATGTTGAATATACTTTCCTTAATGCATTCCCTGTTAATGTAACATCAATGCCTGTTTCATATGAAGGTGCTCAAGTTCTTGAGTGTACTGTTACTTTTGCATATGATCGTTATTATTTTGGTAAATTAGATAGTTTGAGTCGTACTAGTAAGGTATTACAGCAAGATGGTGCTTCAGAATCAGGTGCTCCTACAATAGCTACTCCTAGTGCTACTGGTAATACTAATATTACGGAAACTAAAAAAGATAATGTTCAGGAAGTAAAAAGTTCTGAGAATGTATCATCAGATAAGTCTTTAAATTCAGATACTAATAAGTATGTTCCAAATAATCCTACAGGAGATTTTTCTCCAAACCCTACTAGTGGTAATATAGCATAAATTATGCTATGATATATAAATCAGTGAATATTTGTATATGGGATTAGCACAAGATTTAAAAGAAGGAACTAAACAATCACACTCTGCTGCAGAGAATACAAAGTTTGTTAGTTCATTTCTTCGTGGAGTAGTGAGCAGAAAAGGTTATAGGCAACTCGTTGCTAACTACTACTTCATCTATCAAGCGATGGAGGTAGAGGTTCTTAGATTAAAAGATGATCCTGTTGTAGGACCATTGAACATGAAGGAACTTTATAGACATCGTAGACTAGCAAAAGACTGTGAGTATTTTTATGGTAAGGGTTGGGACAAGACCATTTATCCTACTGAAGCATGTCAACAGTATGTAAACCGTATCCGTGAAGTAGCACATGACCAGACTGAACTTCTTGTGGGTCATCATTATACTCGATATTTGGGTGATCTCTCTGGGGGTCAGATCCTTAGAAATATTGCTAAGAACTCTCTCAAATTAGATGATGGTGGTCTAGACTTCTATGAGTTTGATATAGAGAATAAGAAGGAGTTTAAAAATAATTATCGTGCTACACTAAATACACTGCCAGTGACTGAATCACAGGTCTCTGCTATTGTCTCTGAGGCAAACTATGCATTTCGTCTGAATATGTTTATGTTTGAAGAGTTAGAAGGCAATGCATTCAAATCCACATTGGCTTACATATGTGGTATAATTAAAGGAAAAACTGATGCCACTACCAAAGATTAATGCACC